TGCAGGCGGCGCAACAAATTTCAATTGTGGTATGATGGCTGTGCACTATGCGGCGGCACGACAAGGCGCTACAGAAATCCACATGTATGGGTTTGACTCTTTGTTTGATTTTAATATGCGAAGCGTTACTGATTTGTACCTAATGTCGGATCGAGATAATGCTAATAATTACCGGCTGATTGAGAACTGGCGACCTGTCTGGAAAAACCTATTTGAAGAATTTCCCAACACTGAATTCCATCTACACCACACTCATGATGGATTTAAAATTCCGACGTCAGGCAACGTAACAATTGAGGTCTACGAAAAACGCCAACCCAAGGCTCCAAAGGAGCCAAGGAAAAAAATTAAATTGGCGATGTCTCGCCTCAACAATTTCCAAGATGGTGTCTCGAATGATGTGATTGATGGCATTCTAGATGAACCTTCCGCTCCACCTGTTGAAACTCCTGAAGTTCAATTGCCACAGGTTCCACTCAATAGAAGTCAACGCAGACATCTAGAGAAGCTCGAGAGGGCTAAGAAAAAATAAATCCACTTACACATCAACAGGTTGAGGCTTGTTGACAAATTGCTCAAGATATGGTATAGTATCGTAAATTGAGATAGAGTGATAAAGATGCAAGTAGCAAACTTCGAACACACCCCAATTGACCTAGGCTATGAAGACCTTGACTGCATCACAGAGTCTACTGGTCGAAGATATCAGACGCCTTCGGGTACAGCATATCCGTCAATAACTACTGTGCTCAGCGTCTTGTCAAAAGATTCTATTGCTAAGTGGCGGGACAAGGTTGGCAACGCAGAGGCTGACAAGATATCGTATCGCGCTTCTACTCGAGGTAGCCTTGTTCATGAATGTATTGAAGAGTACATCAACAACGAAGATTGGTCTTTGCTGCAAGCTAAGTATACCCCCGATATCATCCAGTCTCTAATCTCTGTAAGGAGTATCTTAAATGAAAGAATCGGAAAAGTTTATGGCCAAGAATTACCGCTATATTCAGATCACCTTGGCGTTGCTGGCCGTGTTGATTGTGTTGCCCAATTCGACGGTAAACCCGCCATCATCGACTTCAAAACAAGTAAACGTCCTAAGCCAAGAAAATTTGTTAAGAGCTACTTCCAGCAAGAAGCTGGTTACGCGATCATGTGGGAAGAACGCACCGGAATGCCAATTACCCAACTCGTTACCATAATTGCCGTCGATAATGAAGACCCGCAGGTGTTCATAGAACATCGAGACGACTGGGCTGAAGAACTCCTCAAGACAATAGAACTCTATAAAAATCAACCAGTTACGCTTTGTTGACATTTAACCTTCATTGCGCGATAATACTCGTCCATTGAAAGAAAGGTTCTAAAAATGTTCAGAAAAACTCCTCTGGTTGAAAGAATTTCACGGTTTTTAGAAAATTACCCTGAAGCTACAAAAATTCCACTTCACCCTGATGATTTTAATATTTTAAAAAACGCTGGTTGGTTAAATGAAAACCCGCCCGCTGAAGCCAAAATTTTAAAGGGTCTGCCTGTTACGCGGCTGGGTGATAATCCCCCTGAGATACCCGATTTCTAAAACTCTATAAAATTCAACGGCTTACGGGCCGTTGAATTATGTATGTTCTTAAGAGATAATACTCTTGCGATTAAGGAAAGGAACGCAAATGCGAAAGATAGAAGAATGGGAAAAACGCAGGATGTACAATGCGTTGATGACAATGCAAGAGTACGGCGAAAATAAGTTTGAATGTGTTAATATGTTACGAGAAGAGTTTGATCTAACTCGTAGCGAATCACACAGCGTCTTCCATAGCTGGAAAGCAAGCTTTCGAGACACATCATCAAAATGTTTAATCTGCGCGTAAGGAGAGTCAAGTGAATAAATTTGAGACCACCAAGTTTTTAAAAGTTATGCTCAACCGATTCGGTGACGAGCTGGGCACCACTGAAATTATCGACGCCACCCTGCGCCGTTTCATCCTATTTCCGAAAGATCGGTTTTATGGAGACGCCTTAGATCAAGAGATGGTTCGCGATATCGCTCTTGCTGATAGGCTTCGGAAAGCCTCGTGAAAGATTACAAATCAGAACTTTTCATGAAGTTTTGGATGGGATTCTTGTGGGGTGTAGCCACCTCGGATATCCTTTTGTTATCGATATTTTTAATCTTTAGATAGGAGAGTTTAATGGGAAAGGCGAGGAAAAAAGCTAACACGTATCAATTCCCGAATCCAGAGAGCGAGATAGGAGAACTCATCAAGCGAAGAAGGTTACAAATGCTTGTCCACAGCTGTCTCTACTACGCTCTCGACGAGAATATTTGGACTGACCACCAGTTCGACGCTGCAGCTAAAGAGCTCGCAGAGCTCCTCCAAGCCTCTCCAGACGTCTATTCAGACCAGTATGACAAGTATTTTGAGGGGTGGGACGGAAGCTCGGGTTACCACTTACCTCACCGAGACCCATGGGTAATGGATGCGGCGCGTAACCTATTGATTTCACACGAGAAAAGCAAAGAAATCTAGTAATCTTTACTAATCAACAACTTACCAACGGTTGCCTGATTAGTGTATATGAGCGATAATACTCTAGTAATTAAAGAAAGGAAGTGGATATGTACGGGAATGCAGTCGGTTCAATTTATAAGAAGCCAGAAGTTGTTGAAGAAACGGTACTCTACGAATCAGAAATCGAAACCATTATTGGATCTATTTTTTGTGTCATAATCGGGTTCGGTACGATTTACCTAAGTCATTTCCTCTAAGGATTTAAAATGGCCCACACGCTTATTCAAGATGTTCTAAATGAATACCGAGAAAATGGATGTCCCAAAGGAGACGATAAATACTTCTTGAGATTATCCAGACTCGGCTTCTCTGACGCCTTGGCGACTAGTCTATTAAATGACGTTGAACAAGATGTCTTAAAAAGCGCGCGGGAGAGACAATGCAACGACGCAATTCAAATTCAGAAGGATCTAAACTGCTCCAACAATTACTAGAATTTAATTTCATGACTCTGATTGTTACACCGTTCGATGACGGTAGTGGCAAAGAAGAAATTATTCTAGAGTTGTACAAAGATTTAGATGACCATCCCATATATGGATTGACAACAGGTCCATATAAAGACCAAGGTCTTCTTGATGCGAGGTATAGACAGCTGTTGTTACAATTAGAAAGGTATGTTACCATACAAACTATTAAGGCCACTACACACGAACACTAACACAGATCTAAATAATAAACATAATCGGAAGCAGAATGTACGAATATCGATGCATCATTAAGAGAGTGGTAGACGGAGATACCGTCGATGTAGACATCGACCTTGGTTTCCACGTTGTACTCAAAAACCAAAGAGTAAGGTTGCGAGGAATAGACACACCTGAGACGCGTACTCGCGACAAAGTTGAAAAGAAATTTGGACTCGCTGCAAAGAAATATCTCGAGTTAATGCTCAGTCATGGTGACGCGACGCTTGTGACATACAAAGACGGAAAAGGTAAGTTTGGTAGAATCCTAGGCGAATTTATGGTCTATGATTCTAAAGCCGATGCTCGTCGTAGCGTCAACACTATGATGGTCGAACAATTTTTCGCCGTGCCGTATTTCGGTAACAGCAAAGAAGACATAAAAGCATTGCATTTATTAAACCGAGTATTGCTGGCAGAACATTGGTTGGAAGGTATAGTAGTTAAATAATAAATTGGGGCTATAGCTCAGCAGAAAGAGCGCTTGATTTGCATTCAAGAGGTCGGGGGTTTGAATCCCTCTAGCTCCACCACTTTATTAGGAACGGTAATGAAAACTAAAGCAGTTGTACGACATAACCCTGTAGCAAAACATGCACATAAGTTCAACAAAGCAGTAGTGATGCAGGACAAGAAGCGCGTGGCATCAAAACGCGCCTGTAGAAAGAAAATATAAAAGAATAGGAAGATTGGCAGAGTGGTTGAATGCACTGGTCTTGAAAACCAGCATACCTTAATAGGGTATCGAAGGTTCGAATCCTTCATCTTCCGCCATTTATAACGGAATCAAATGAGCTGGAATTACAGAGTAGTAAAGAAAACCACAGAAGGTGTTACGTGGTATGGCATACATGAAGTCTATTATGACGAAAAGGGAAGGCCTGACATGTGCACACAAGACACAATTGGTTTACAAGAGGAGTCAATTGAAGATCTTGAATTTATTATCAATAAGACGAGAGAAGCTCTCAGCCACCCAGTACTTGATTACGAGGAGTTCTAACGGAGGGGTTCCCGAGCGGTCAAAGGGATCAGACTGTAAATCTGACGCGAAAGCTTCGGTGGTTCGAATCCACCCCCCTCCACCAATTTCAGATTTTGCTGCAGCGGTAGTTCAGCTGGTTAGAATGCTGGCCTGTCACGCCAGAGGTCGCGAGTTCGAGTCTCGTCCGCTGCGCCAGTTATATATAAAGATATCGCCGCTATAGCTCAGTTGGTAGAGCAACTGATTTGTAATCAGTAGGTCCCGAGTTCGACTCTTGGTGGCGGCACCAATTTATTATTGAGGAAGTATCATGGCAAGAAAAGATAACGATATCGTCTACCTGATTCCAGAAGGACAAACTCGCGAGTCTCACGATTATCATTATACTGTTTCTAAAAACAAAAAGAAAGATAAGATGCGCCTGAAGAAATATAACCCAAAGACGCAGAAGCATGAATGGTTCGTAGAGATTAAGAAACCAAGCCATTCCAAGTAAGAGCAAAGTTAATTATGGAATATAAAGAACTAGTAGAAATCGAAACCTCTGAAGAAATGGTCAAAGAGCTACATAGAGTATTTCCTAACTTACCCAATGCCTTACAATACCCGTCTACTTTCCTTTGGTATATTAAGCTGTATCAATTCTATAAGAAGAGAAAGGAAACATACGGCGATTTCACTTAAATTCCCTGTTAGCTCAGTTGGTAGAGCGTGTGACTGTTAATCACAATGTCCTTGGTTCGAGCCCAAGACAGGGAGCCATCTTTATGAGGTGCTGAAATGACAGAAGAAAAGAAAATTCTTTTACTGACAGACATCATCGAGCAAAGACTCCGCAAAGAAAAGGAACTTGAATTTTATCAAGAACAACTTGACGAAATAAAAAGAAAGATGTGGTTCCTGCAGAAAGATCTAGATGTCACAAACACAATAATTGCGTTGATTGAGCAAGAAAAAATTGCTATAGTTGGATCTTCGAATAACGACAAAAACTTATTACTAGAGGAAATTGATAATGACATATCGTGATATGTTTAAAGATGATGCCTTAGATGATATAATTCTCCAAGACTTACTAGAGCAATTAGCGATGCTCGAACAAGATGGTTCAGAACAAGACGCAACTCTTGTGCGCGCGTTACATGTTGTGATTGCATTTTATTCAGTTCCAGGAACATACATGGAGGGAGCATATGACTAGAGTAAGCCTAGTGGGTTTAACACAACCGAGCGCAGCAACAGGATGCAACTCAGCAAATGAGCTGATTGCGTACGCTGCTAGGGTCTCCAACCCTGCAAACCAGAATAACACTAAGACAGCCAAAAAGCTACTCGGGTATTTGATTAGAGAAGGCCATTGGTCTCCCTTTGAAATGGTTAGTGTGACGATGGAAATCGTTACCACTCGAGACATCTCTCGTCAGATTCTACGGCATCGGTCATTCTCTTTTCAAGAATTCTCTCAGCGTTATGCGGTGAGTGAGAACTTCACGGTCAAAAGAGAAGCTAGAAAACAACACGCAACAAACCGACAATTGAGTATGATTGACGAAGACGTAACCCGTCAAGCCAAGGCACAAGAGGTTTTCAACGAGCTGCAAGCAGAGGTCGCTAGGGTAGCAAAGGACGGTTACGAGATGGCGCTGAATATGGGTATTGCAAAGGAACAAGCTCGAGCGTTGCTACCTGAAGGTCTTACTGAAACGACATTGTACATGTCGGGCACTCTGCGCTCTTGGATTCATTACTGTGAACTGCGGATGGGTAATGGCACACAGAAAGAACATATGGAAGTCGCCGAGATTGCTTGGGATATTCTTAGAACACACTTCCCAGATGTAATCGCTGCTTGTGAGGCATCAGGAGAAGATGAATGATCCAATACCCCGAAGTATATAATTGGAAGTTTTTCTATGAAGGCGTAGGATACAAACTCCTTTGCAAACAAAAAATGTATTGGGAAACGTATAAATTTAAATCAAGCGACATCAAGATTTTAGACAAAGAAGCGCCGAAGGAACTGAGACAAATAATCGCAGATAGTTTAAATGAGGAAATCAAATGAACGGTAAGAAAGCAAAGCAGCTGAGAAGAAGTTGTCGTGGAAACGAAACTGTTACCAAAGAGATCAAAAAAATGTACAACTCTTTGAATCACGTCGAGAAGGAAATTCTCAACTATCTAACTGATGGCGGTGTTAAGCCTGTGTCTTTCATGAAAGAAGAAGATGTGGTAGAATCGGTATCATTTCCAGCCGAATTTGTAGATACGAGTGAGAAACCAGAAGAAAATCAATAGGTTGTGAGAGATTGTTTTGTTAGTGTTTATGAGAGATAATATACTCTAGTGATTTAGATCGAAGGAACACTAATATGAACATCTTTTATCTACACCCAGACCCAGTGCTTTGTGCAATGCAACACTGCGACATTCATTCCTCTAAGATGTGTGTTGAATACGCACAGCTACTTAGTACAGCCCATAGAGTTATCGATGGCGAAATGACTGTTGGTAGGACTAAGAGCGGCAGCAGAATTAAACGATATGTCTTCCAAGACCCCACCAAAGATTCCTTAATATACAAAGCATCACACGTCAACCACCCCTCTAATATCTGGGCGAGGAAATCTGTCGAGAACTATAACTGGCTCTACCAATTGTGGATTGCTTTAGGTGCCGAGTACACTTATCGTTATGGAAGAGAACACGAATCTCTAAGAAAGCTCTCCGAGGTGCTCGAAACACCTCCCCAAAACCTCAAAGAAAATGGATTTACCCAGCCTACACCTGCAATGAAAGCATACCCCCATTGTATTATACCGAACGACTCTGTATCGTCTTATCGTAATTTTTACCGAGAAGACAAGAAAGAATTTGCCAAATGGTCTAAAAGAGAAATACCAGAATGGTGGAGTGTCGTCGCTTAATATAAATAATCTCGATTCACAAATTAAGATTTACAGATGCAGATATTTTATTTACACGAAGACCCGCAACACATAGCACAAATGTATCACGACATACATGTTGTTAAAATGATCGGAAGATATGCAACGATACTCGGAACGGTTCATCGTGTGCTGGATGGTAAAATCTGGATCGGGACAACTCAGACGGGGAGAATCATCAAAGCACATTATCTCGAAGACGCGGAAATGAATCATTGCTTACCCAAAGCGATGTGGCCAGGACATCCCTCTGTTATATGGGCTTGCTCCAGCCTTGAGAACTACAATTGGCTCTACACCCTTTGGGCAAGTCTTTGTTCCGAATACGTTACGAGGTTTAAGCAGAACTGTATTCCATACATACAATACAACACGCTCCTTCTAGAAGAACCTTACCACATAAATACAAAACTCCCTTGGTCAGATCCTTCAGAAGCTTTGATGTTTACCGAAGCGTTCACTAAATATTGGGATGAAAACGATCCGATCGGCTCTAATAGAAAATTCTATTATGAGGACAAAAAAGCCAATGCCGTATGGAGCGTTCGAGATACGCCAAAATGGTGGAAAAAACTAGCAGAAGCGGAACGAATAGCATTAAAAACTCAAGGCCAAGAGAACAATATAAACAAGGAAAAGTAATATGAACGGCAAAGGTGATAAGCCTAGACCAATGTCAGTTGATCGAGAACAATTTGACGCAAATTGGGATACCATCTTTGGAGGCAAAGACGCGAAACACAGACGTGAAACAGAAATAATCGAGATATCAAAGCATGTTTCAGATAACGGCAGAAGGTCTGCTAGTGTTATCAAAACACCAGAAGGATACTCTGTAGAGCTTTTCGAACAAAGCAGATACATCAGAACAATTACAATCGATCCTAGAGCGCGTAACGCGGTTAATCTGCTTCAATACGCAGAAGATATTGCTGAAGAATACACTATGGGATACAATCCTTACTAGTCTTTGCTTACGATATTGAAGATATAATCTTCGAAAGCTTCGACTTTCTCCAAACGATTCGGCCAATAGATATAATCTTTTTCTGGATTCTTTTTGAGGTTGTTTAGAAGGGGTTGGACCGCGTTATAAAGTTTCTCTAGCCTAGCTTGCACCTCAACGCCTTCTTGCATTGTAAGTGACGCTTGTTGTACAATCTCAAGCTCTTCTTCATTTACCGCAGTGAATCCAAAATCAAATATGTCTTCTGACATGATGTTTCCTATAGTTGTTGTATAGGGGTTATTTATTAATAATATTAAGGATATAAAAATGACAACAGAAACGAATACAGGAGCATCCGTTGAAGCTTCTGCAGGAACAGAAATCACTGATTCGAGCGTAGCCGCGAGCGCTGGGGCTAGCGCTAGTGCTGAGGCTTCGGGTTCGGCTTCTACCACCGTAGGTGATACGGAGTTATCTACAGAAGGGCACGCTGACGCTTCTGCGAAGGTTGATGCTGGCGCTGCAGCAGGGTTTGATGGACGCAACGCTTCGGTTGAAGTCGGCGCTGGAGCTGAAGTAAAGGCTGAGACGGGCGCGAGCGCGAGCGTAGAAACAGGCGATGTTACTACTACAGTTGAAACGGGTGCATACTCAGAGGCACACGGCGGTGTTAGTGCTGGAGGTCAAGTGGGGCTCGACGGAGCAGAAGGACACGCAGGAGCGTCAGTCGGCACAAGTGTTGGTGTTGAGGCTGGGGTTGGAACCTATGATGATCAAGGCAACGGAGCGTCAGTAGGAGCCAGTGCCAGCGTAGGACTTCAAGCTGGTGTCAATGTGGGCGGTGGCGCTACGATGGACGACGGTGTCGCTACGGTAGGTGTTGACGGCAAGATTGCGTTACTCGCTGGTGTTGATGTCGATGCGAGCGTAAGTGTCGACACGAAACCCGCTCAAGAAGCTGTCGTTTCTACTGGTAAAGCGGCGGTGGATACAACAACTCACGTTGTTGAACAAGCTGCAGCTCCTGTGAATGACGCGGTTTCGGTTGTAGGCAAATCTGTATCAGAAGGCGCGAAGAAAATTAAGAAGAAATTAAAGTTTTGGTAATGCCCCGCGCAACATTCCTAAATAAACTAGTATTTATTAAATGGAATGTTGCGCGATTTATAGATACTTTTTATGGTATAAAAAGGAAACGACGTATGAAAACGTTCAATCAGCTCATTGAGCAGTTACAAGTAAATGAATCTTTAGTAAAAATTGATAATCAGAATCATGAAAACTTTTAAACAGATGTTTTATGAAGAAATGACAACAGCAGCTGACGCTGGTATTCCTCAAGACACTAAAAACATGGGACCATCTAAGAAGAAAAGATACCCTCTCACAAAACATTACATTGAGATTAATGGAAAGCGAAAGAAACAAGTGAAATAAGAACATGTTTGGATATTTGAAAATAATTTTGTTAATGGGATCTCTCGCCACTATTGGTGGCGCTTATGCATATTACCAAGTAACAATCTCTAAGTACGAAACGAGCATTGCTAGACTCGAGTCGAACAACAAGACCCTCAAAGACAACAATACTACTCTACAACAAACTGCAGACAGTAATGCTGCAAGAGTGGAGGAGTTAATCAAAGAACAAAAAGTCTCACAAGAGCAAGTTCAAGAATTAACTAATAGAAATCAAGAGCTGTACGAAGAAAAGAAAAAATACATGAGAATTTTTTCCGACCATAATCTTACCCGATTAGCTCGAGCAAAACCTGGGTTGATCGAGAGTCGAATCAATAAGGCTACTGCCTCTGTCTTTCGTGAAGTCGAACAAGGCAGCAAGGAGATCCAAAATGCGGATAAGTAGTTTACTTTTCATTCTATTCTCTCTTGGAGGGTGTGCTATGTTCGGCAAGAGCGTTCCTGCCCCTCAACCCGAACCAACTGTTGTTACCAAAATAGAAACGGTTCCTCTACGCATCTACCAACCTCCCCTACCGGCTGAGATAACTCTATTAGACCTTAATTGGTTTGTCATCACAAGCGACAATTTAGAAGAGAAGAAAAAAGATATTGAAAAGACTCTAGACGGCCAGTTTGTTGTGTTCGCCCTAACCCCCGATGGTTATGAAAAGATGGCTGAAAATCTCCAAGAATTGCGTAGGTATTTACTTCAACAAAAAGAACTGGTATTATATTATAGAAAGTCAACTTCAGAGAGCGCAGGCACAACAGCTGAAGATTGGGTCGAGAAAAACAAAGAGTTGAAATCTTCCAAAAAATAATGTAGACTGTGTCTTGCAGTCAAAGGTATTCATATATGTCTAATACAATTAAAATCGTAATTTGTGGCTACGGCCCAGTTGGAATTGCAGTTGAATCTGCTCTGGCCAAACATCCTCATGTAGAAACTTTCATCGACGATCCATTATTAGGACATGAGTATGATCCTACTATTGGTGATCCCGTCGACGGTGTTGTTGTTTGCGTGGCCACTCCTAGCGCAGCAGATGGTTTCTGTGATTGCTCGAACGTTGATGCTGTATTCGAGAAGTATGGATTCGAGACCAGATTTCTAGTTAAATCTGCAGTCGACCCGATTTATATCGCGGATTTCGCGCCACGAGGAATGACAACCATCAGCCCAGAATTCTTACGAGGAACCACTGGTGCTGATCCTACTGCTGAATTTCTAAATCAAGAATTTGCGATTTACGGTGGTGGACAAATGCGTTGGTGGCATGAAATTTTTAAACCATGCTTACCTAAACTGAAGAATGTTCGTTTCTTATCTGCACCCCAAGCAGCCTTTGCGAAGTATGTTGAGAATGCATTTTTAGCGACCAAAGTTTCTTTCTTCAATCAAATGCAAATGATCTATACCGCTATGCAATTCGAAGACTTTGATGTTATGGTTGAGGCTATCACGATCGATCCCCGAATCGGAATCTCTCATACACAGGTTCCTGGACCTGACGGCAAATACGGTTACGGTGGCCATTGTTTTCCTAAAGACGTTTCTGCGATCACGGAGTCTGGTGAAGCTTGTGGTGCTAATGTCAGCTTTCTGCGTAACCTACAGGAATTCAACGCTTTGATTCGTGATGAAGATTAAACAAAATCGAAAACCCATGACTGCTGAGCAAAAAGAAGCGGCAGTCGAGCGCCTCAAAAAAGCTCGAGCAGCCAAGGGTGAACCCAAGAATTTATCGATCGATGAATCGATAAGGAACCTTCCAGACGACCACTTCCTCTCTCCCGCAAAGGTAAAGAAATGGTTGGTTATTTGGAAAGGTAAACTCGCTGGTATGAGATCATTAAAAGATTCAAAGCAATCTTCTGATCGAGCTTTATACCAGCAAACTGAAACCTACTGTAAAAACCTACAAACCTACCTGTCAACCGGAACATGGAACGACTGGCGGTATGGTGAGAATATGGAATTTAAAATCGGATACAGATCAGTGGCCGTTGCATATAAGAACGGTGTTCCTGTGCGCACTCCAGGAGTGCATTATCCAGAAACTGAGGAGGAAATTGATGGCGATTGATATGGAAGGCTCATTCTTAACCAAGAGTAAATTCTCTAAAATGGTAAAAGAATTTGCCCATGAAAACAAAGTTTCGCACATGGACGCGGTTGTTGAAGTATGCGAACGAAATAACATTGAGTTAGAAGATATTAAGAAATATGTCACACCAATCATTAAAGATAAAATCCAAGCGGAGGCTCAACAGCTAAACATGCTTCCCAGAGTCAACACCCTACCTGTTGAATAGTGCTAAATAATATTATATAATGATATACATCAGAGACAATCTGGTGATGTGGATAACAGATACATACAATACAAAAAATACAATACAAATACAAGGAAATAATATGTCATTTTCAAACCTCAAGCGTAATCGCGATCAAATCTCCAAGTTGCTTCAAGCAGCTGGCCCTTCTAATGAAAAGAAATCATACATTGATGAACGTCAATGGAAACCTACAGTAGATAAAGCTGGTAACGGTTATGCTGTTGTGCGATTCTTGCCTGCTCCAGAAGGAAATGAACTTCCATGGGCTCGTTACTGGGATCACGCTTTCAAAGGTCCAACCGGCCAATGGTACATCGAGAAGTCACTCACGTCAATCGGTCAAGTCGATCCACTCTCAGAAGCAAATTCAAAGCTTTGGAACAGCGGCATAGAGAGCGATAAAGACGTTGCTCGCGAGCGTAAGCGTCGTCTACATTATGTAACAAACATCTTAGTAGAAAGCGACCCATCAAACCCAGATAACGAAGGTAAAGTATTCCTTTACACTTTCGGCAAGAAAATTCATGACAAGATCATGGATATAATGCAACCCACCTTTCCAGGCGAGAAGCCAATCAACCCATTCGATTTTTGGGAAGGCGCTTCATTCCAGTTGAAGATTCGACAAGTTGCTGGGTATCGTAATTATGACAAATCAGAATTTACTTCGCCTTCTGCTCTGTCTGATGATGATACCTACTTAGAAGAGATTTATAATAAGCTGTATGATCTGAGTGAGTACAGTGCTCCAGAAACATATAAGACGTATGATGAGCTTTCTGCTCGTCTGTCAATGGTTCTTGGAGAATCTGTTGCATCACAAGGTTATCAGCCAGCGCTAGACGAGGTTGCTGCACCAGCACCACGAGCTGCAGCTGCTGAACCTGCTTTTGCTGAGTCTTTTTCTGCTCCCATTGATTCTATCAATGCCGAAGACGAAGACGACACCATGTCATACTTCGCTAAATTAGCAGCAGAAGATTAATATATAATACTGGATCTTTTAGGTGACATGGGGAGGGCATTATTCCCCATGTCGGATCCTTTTATTAATTAGGTTCTTAAAGATATGTTAAAGTGGTTAAATGGCGGCGTAGAAGACCGCGGAGTTATTGGCCTAACAGCTGGTGCCTTTGATTTATTACATGCTGGCCATTGTGCTATGCTATCAGAAGCAAAACAAAATTGTGACTATCTCATTGTTGCTCTCCAAAACGATCCTTCCATTGATCGTCCCCAAAAAAATAAACCTATACAATCAATATTCGAACGTCAAATGCAATTAGCGGCTGTTCGCTTTGTCGATGACATCGTAGTCTATAATACCGAAGCTGAATTGCTTGACATATTAAAAACATTGCCTATTGATGTGAGAATCATTGGTAGTGATTACGTCGAAAAAGATTTTACTGGTAAGCAATATTGCATCGATAATGGCATTGGGTTGGTATACAATAACCGAGATCATTCTTTTTCAACTAGTGGATTGCGTAAAAGATTAACACAGATAACAGAACCAGTTAAACCCGACTGGGAATCTACCTTTCCGATTTAACCCCACCTTCTTCCTGTTCTAAGATTACTATAGTCGAATCGATCGCTGGCTCCAGGAGAACCCATTAACACTGATTGGTTGCTGGAGTTATTGACTACAGACGAACTGCTCGGCGCGTTGATGATTGGATTGATCGCTTGCTGTGCTCTTTCTTCTTGTTGAACTAAAGTTGTTGCATTTTCTGTCTTCATATCAGATAATGCTTCTCCTCTGCGGGTTTCCTCTACTCCAGGAGTCTCAACCACAACGTCTGTCGAGGTTGGTTTAACAGTATTTAATACACTAGAACTCGTCGACGGTGAGCCAAATACATTTTCGAATGGTGTTGGCGACCTTATAGAATCATAGGCTTGCGTTTCGTAGTCTTCTACTATATCTCCACCAACCAACCGAAGCTTAGGTTTAATTGGTTGTTTCGCTTCTGCCTGTGTTGACTGTTCTGCTGTAGTTATTGCACTAACTGCTGG